TATCAGTTTGATAACAACGCCCACGAATGTCCTTATATTGATACAGCTAACCTTTTTAATATTGAACACATAGTTACTAAAGTCTAAACTTTTGATATTTATATTAGAAACATACCAAGTACATGGCGCAATTAGTAAATACTAGAGTAACAAGCTCGTTAAGCATATCAGGATCGGTTTTAGCACTGTCTTCGTTTACAACTGTACAAACCGGATCTTTTGCATCTATAGTACCGACCGGAAGTGTTTGGTTTAATTCAACTACCGGACTTATAAGTTACACTTTTCAAGGCCCTGGCGGTAACACATGGACAGCAGGCGGTGCTTTAATTACAGGTAGAGCCTGCGGAGCATCAGCAGGAACTCAAAACGCAGGCCTTCTAGCCGGAGGCCGTACTTTTCAAACAGTAGGGGATACAGAAGAATATAACGGTACATCTTGGTCTACAGGCGGAGCTTTAATTACTGCAAGGCAAAGACTAGCAGGAGCAGGAATACAGAACGAAGCACTAGTATTTAGCGGTAATCTTCCAGACAACTCAACAGTAACCTGTACAGAAGAGTATAACGGAACGTCATGGACTGCAGGCGGTGCCAGGATTACAGCACAGGCTTCTCCAGGAGGAGCTGGTACGCAGAATGCCGGCTTAGCAATTTCTGGTCAATCCTCGGGGAATACGGAAGAATATAACGGCTCTTCTTGGTCAGCAAGTAACCCGTTAATTAGAAGTAGAGGGCAGATGGGTGCAGCAGGAACACAAAACGAAGCTTTAGCATTTGGCGGTAGTTATTTCGCTGCATATACGTGTACAGAGGAGTATAACGGGACATCTTGGACTGCTGGCGGACCTCTAATTACAGCAAGGTGTCAATTAGGTGGAGCAGGAACACAGAATGCAGCCCTAGCTTTTGGCGGTAATCCCGGAGTAAGCCCTTTTATTACAGCATGTACTGAAGAGTATAACGGAACCTCTTGGACTACTGGCGGAGCTTTAATTACTGCAAGGCAAAGTCTAGGAGGAGCTGGAACTCAAAGTGCTGGACTAGCATTCGGAGGATACCAGCCAGGTGTTGGTAATCCCACTTGTACAGAAGAATATAGTCCATCAGCCGGACCGATAGTAGTGTGTTCAGTGTAAAAATAAAAAACTATTTAAAGTAAGATATGGCTCAATTACAGGTAACAAGTATAACAGGATCCCTTATAGTATCAGGATCTACAATCACCCTACCGGCATTTATAACTGCTCAGACGAGCTCCTTCTTAGGTGCTACCGGATACCTATGGTATAACAGTACTACAGGGCAACTGCAAAATACGTACACTGGTACACAGGGCGTACAAGCTAGAGTTGTCGGATCTACTCCTACACCCACGCCAACTGGTACACCAACCCCAACACCACCGCCAACCCCAACACCAACCCCAACACCAACTATTGCACCTCCTACACCTACACCTAGTCAGACTCCACTTCCGACTGCAACACCAGGCCCTACAGAAGCACCAGTAGGAGCAGTCACTTGGACAACACGTGCAACTGCTCCGATATCGTTAGCATGCGCAGGAGCAGCCGGAACCGCTAATGCAGCTCTAGCCGGAGGATATGCTTTCGGATTCGGTACTCGTGTTATTGGATATAACGGAACATCCTGGTCAAATGCTGCTAGTTTAAATGCAGGAAGAAATAGATACGGAATGACAGGTACACAAAACACTGCTATTGCTGCAGGCGGCGCTGCACAGCCATTCTTTACCTTAAGTAACTCTGAAGTATATAACGGAACATCCTGGTCTTCTACTTCCTATTTAAATACTGGAAGACAGTTCACTAACGGAGGTATGTTCGGTAATTCATCCGCAGCAGTCTTATTTGGAGGTGCTGTTCCAGGTCAGTTTGGAATGACTAATACTGAAAATTTTAACGGTTCTTCATGGTCATTCGGCGGTGCTTTAATTGTAGCAAAGTGGAGAGCTGCAGCAGCAGGAACACAGAATGCTGGTCTAGCAGTAGGCGGTCCCAATCCCGGCTCAACTAACACACAGGAATATAACGGATCATCTTGGTCTACAGGTGGAAATTTAATTAATGCTAGAGGATTTGCTGGCGGAAGCGGAACACAGAACGTAGCATTAGTATTTGGCGGATTAGCCAATTCACCTTCGACACTTACAGAATGCTATAACGGAACTACTTGGTCAGCTGCAAACGCTATGAGTACTGCCAGGTATTCGATGGGTAGCGCAGGCGCTACAAGCTCTGGAATAGCAGTAGGCGGAAGCCCTAGTGGACAAAGCGTTACAGAAACCTTCGCTAGATAGATATTTAGTTGGTTTTTATAGAAGAATAAGTTAACTTTAAGTTATGAAGCAGATTATATTTTATCAATCTTCTCTTCCTAGAGCAGGATCGACATTATTTCAGAACCTTATTGGACAAAATCCTCAATTTCATGTAACACCTACATCAGGTATGATCGACTTAGTACTAGGTGCTCGAGTGGGTTACAATGGAAATAAGGAAGCAAAAGCCGGAGACAAGGATAAGTGGCGTAAAGGTTTCTACGCTTTTTGTCGAGAAGGAATGCAAGGCTATGTAAATAGCCTTACAGATAAACCTTTTATATTAGATAAAAATCGAAACTGGGGAGCATGTTATCCTCTACTAACTAATATGTACTCAAATCCTAAGATTATCTTTCTAGTCAGAGACTTGAAAGCCGTTTTTGCTTCAATGGAAAAGAAGTTTAGAGCAAATCCCGATATTGAAGACGGGTTAGTAGATAACATGAACCTTACAGGATTAACTACAGAACAGAGAGTTGAAAAGTGGGCATTTGCACATCCAATCGGTCATGCCCTACCTAAACTATACCAGTCTATTCTAGATAAAACAGCACAAAACTTCTTATTTATTAAATACGAAGACTTATGTACTAATCCAGACGCTCAAATGAAAAGTCTCTACAAATACCTTGAGTTACCCTATTTTCAACACGACTATTCCTACATCCCTCAAATTACAGTAGAGGATGATACTGTTCATGGAATTTACGGAGATCATACAATAAGAAATGTACTAGGTATGTTGCCTGATGATTCTAGAGAGATACTAGGAGATCACGCTTGTGAATGGATTTACCAGAATTTTAAATGGTACTTTGATATTTTTGGATATTCGAAATAAATTACTTATATTAGGTTATGATATACTGGTTAACAGGACAGCCTGGAGCGGGCAAGACAACATTAGCAAAATGGATGGAAGCTCACTTTGCAGGTAAAGGAGTTATAGTAGATGGCGATGATATTAGAGCTATCTTTGATAATAAAGACTACTCCGAAGCCGGACGTAGGAAAAATATAGAACTTGCACAGAATATAGCGAAATTCCTTGATCACAAAGGGAATACTGTTATTGTATCATTGGTATCACCTTATAAAGATCAACGAGATTCCTTTAAAGAAGCTATGGGAGATAATATTAAAGAGGTATACGTACATACCTCAAGTATTAGAGGTAGAGAGCAGTTTCACGTACAGGAGTACAATGCACCTACCGAGAATTTTGTAGATATTGACACTACTAGTCAATCAGAATTCGAGACATTTCAGATATTAAGACAAAAATTAGGTTTATGAAAAATATATTAGCAAAAGGTAACGGAAAAGGTAATGGCCATGCAATGTTTATCGGAAGATGGAGCGTTTGGCATGAGGGACATCGTTGGTTAATTGATCAAGCTTTAAATGAAGGTAAGAAAGTACTATTATGTATTAGAGACGTGGAATCTGATGAGAAAAACCCTTGGTCTCCAATTCAAGTGATGATGAACCTTACTGAAGAGTTAATGGATTTGATAGAAGAAGGAAAAATAAGGATTATGATTATTCCTGACATAGAATCAGTGAATATAGGTAGAGGAATTGGATATGACGTTATAGAGCACGTACCTCCTCAAGAAATTCACGATATTTCAGCAACTAAGATTAGGGAACAAATGAAAGCAGAGGGGAAGTTATGATAGTAGAAAGAAAAAGACACATAGCTAAGACAGTTTCTTATAGAGTTATTAGTACTCTTATTGGATTTTTACTGATGTGGTTAATAAGCGGTTCAATTAAGGTTGGAGCTGCATTTGGCATAGCAGAATTAGTATATAAACCTATTCAATACTATATTCACGAAAGAATTTGGTATAAGTGGGTAAAGTACGGCCTTAAAAAAGACTAATGTTTTAAGCTTAATCAGCATATTTATATAATACAACACCAAAATTTAATTTTATGTTATTCGGAATCATCATTATAGCAGTAGCAGTAGCTGTTGCTTACCTATTAAACAGATCTAAAATTTCTAAAGCTATTAAAAACGTAGAAGAAGCAATCGCTCCAGCTATTGAAGAAGTAGTAGAAGTAGTAGAGAAAGTAGAAAAAGTAGCTCCTAAGAACGAAGTAGTTAAGAAAGCTGCAAAAACCGCTAAAACAGCAGTTAAACAAGTTAAAAACAAGTAAAATGTCAGAAAAAGTTACGTTAACACAAGAGGAGCTTAAAGAGTTCCAAAGCCTTAGAGAAGAAATCTTCGAAACAATCGGAGTTTTAGGGGACTTAAACTACAAAAAGACTCTTCTAGAGTTTGAAATTGAAAATTTAAACAACGTTATTAAGCAGAACGCTCTAAAAGAAAAAGCCTTATTAACAGGGTTTGGCACCAAGTACGGTAACGGTTCTATCGACGTAGAAACCGGTGTTATTACCCCAGTACAATAAATTAGGTTTTGCCATCGTTACCAGCTATTTATTATCAGAAATAAACACATAAAATGGCAGAAGCATTAATTAGTCCTGGCGTTTTCCTTAGAGAAAACGACCTTTCTCAAATAACAGCAGGTCCAATTACAGTAGGATCGGCTTTGATCGGCCCTACAGTAGTAGGAAAAGTAAATATTCCGACCCTTGTAACTTCATATTCTGAATACAAAGCTAAGTACGGTACTATTTTCGTTTCTGGAGGTAATACACAAGAGTACTTAACTTCTCAAGCAGCTTACAACTACTTCCAACAGGGAGGTACTTCGTTGTTAGTAACAAGAGTAGCAAGCGGTTCTTATACTGCAGCCACAGCAAGCGTTCTTAATTATGCTGGTGCTACTGCATCTTTACTTACATCTGGAAGTTATGGAGATAATGCCTTTTTCGTATTAACCGGATCTATATCAGGTACCTTCTTTGTTACTTCAAGCACTACACAAGTAGATGCAGCTCCTATATACTATCTATTAACTGGTTCAACAGCAGCAATAACAGCAACAAATATCGCTACTAAAGTCAATACTTTAACTAGTACGTTTGGTGTTATTGCATATGCTTCTGCTAGCACTGTAAGATTTACAGCACAAACAAGAGGAACTACAGGTAACAGCTTTAGCTATACAACTAGCTCTATTGCCGCAAACTTTGCAAATGGAGCAAATGCTACAGCCGCTTTTGAATTAGCAACATTATCAGTAGGTACAGTAATGAATAATAACCAAGGTGCTACTACAGCAACTAACGGTTTATTACCTTCTGGTTCTGCTAACAACGTTAGATGGCAGGTAACTCAAGCCGATTCAGCTTCAGGATACTTTACTTTACTTGTTAGACAAGGAAACGATTATACACAAGGTCAAACAGTATTAGAAACTTGGACTAATTTATCTTTAGATCCAAATCAAAATAACTATATTGCGTACGTAATTGGAGATCAAGATCAAAACGTAGCCTACGATGAAAGTGGTGCTGCTTACTTAAACGTAACAGGTAGCTACCCTAACAGATCTAATTATATTAGAGTATCTAACGTATTCTTACCGACACCAAATTACTTAAACCCACAAGGACAAGCAGTAGCAGCTTACACATCTTCTATTCCCTTGAATGGTAGCGGTTCTGCAAATGGATCTTTTGGTACTGCAACTGGTGCTTTATACGGAGGTTTATTAACAAACGGAAGTGCATCTGTCGACTTAAATTTATTCGAACAAATACCAACAGTGGATGCAGCAACAGCAGCTAATAATATTCAAGGATTAGTTAACAGCGACTACGATGTAGCAATTAGCTTGCTTGCAAATTCAGATGCTTACGCTTATAATGCAATTTATGCACCAGGTATAACTAATCAAAATGCTGCAAGCCAAGTATCTGCTTTATTAAGCACGGTTCAAAATCGCGGTGATGCTATTGCAGTAGTGGATATGGTTGGATATAATCAAAATATTACAACAGTAACAACTGGAGCTCAATCTTATGATAATTCTTATGGCGCTACTTATTGGCCATGGGTTCAAGTAAGATCTCAAGAAACAGGTAGATTACATTTCGTACCAGCTTCTACTATAATTCCAGGAGTATACGAATACAATGATAAAGTATCTGCTGAGTGGTTTGCACCTGCAGGTCTTAACAGAGGAGGTTTACCAACAGTAATCCAACCTGAAAGAAGATTAACAGTAGCACAAAGAAACACTTTATATACAGGCAAGGTTAACCCAATTGCAGTATTCCCAGGTCAAGGTACAGTAGTATACGGACAAAAGACTTTACAAGCTAGAGCTTCTGCTTTAGATAGAGTAAATGTAAGACGTTTATTAATTGCATTGAAAGGATATATTGGTCAAATTGCAGAAACATTAGTATTCGAACAAAATACTGCTGTAACTAGAAATAAATTCTTATCTCAAGTTAACCCATACTTAGAGTATGTACAACAAAGACAGGGTTTATATGCATTCAGAGTGGTAATGGATGAGACGAACAACACACCAGACGTAATTGATAGAAACTTACTTGTAGGTGCTATTTACTTACAACCAACTAGAACAGCCGAATACATCCAATTAGATTTTAACGTATTACCAACTGGAGTAACATTCGGTTAATAAAATATAAAAAACAACTCGATGAAGAATAATACAAAAGTTAGATTACATTTATCTAAAAAATTGTTTGAATCTCTAACAAGAGAGATTATCAAAGAAGCGAAAGCTAACGACGGTTACACTGTAGCAGTTAAACAACCTAAACAACCTAAGCAGGTAAAAGAGGTAAATGCTGTAGAGGATACTGACAAGATGAAAAAGATGGAAGAAAAAATGTCTTCCAAAGAAAAAATGGCTAAGGGCTTGTATAATGAGGTAGACGCTGAAATGGATACCGATAAGATGGAGAAGATTAAGGAAGCGAATGATTTTAGCAATCACTATGACTATACATACCGTCTACAAGATGGTAATTGTATTAGGATTAATCCTGAAACACAAGAAAGAGCAAAAGTACACCATTCATATTGCAAACATTTGCAAAAAGAAATGCAAACTAATGTAGCAGAAGAAGGTCAAATGAATGAAATGGTTGACGTTTCTTGGGAAGCAGTTGCAGCAGGTATGGCAGCTATGGGATTAGCACCTCTTGCTATTGATAAAATGCATAAGTGGTGGCAGAAAAAATATCCAAAAAGCTTTAAGAAGGCTCAAGGACTTAGCGGTGCTATAGACAAACAAATGGGAGGTAATACACCTGGTCAAGGACATGGCGTTGATACAAAAAAATCTTTTGGTCCACAAAATGAAAAAGATAATTTAAAAGAGTATGAAAATGACGATTATAGAGTAGTAAACGGTGAATGTCGTAGATACAACGACGAACATGAATATGTAGTAGTTAGTATGTCTAATTGCCGTTAATAAGTTTTGCATTAGTAGATATTTATATTAAACAGAGAATAAAATGCCAGTATTAGATCCAAATGAAATTATGTTTACGGCCTTTGAACCAACCGTTCAGAACCGTTTCATCATGTATATTGACGGTATACCTTCATTTATGATTAAAAGTGCAACTGCACCAAACATCAACTTAAACGAAGTTAAAATCGACCATATTAACGTTTACCGTAAGATTAAAGGTAAAGCTGAGTGGCAAGATATGACTTTGAACTTATATAACCCAATCTCTCCTTCCGGTCAACAAGCTGTAATGGAGTGGGTTCGTTTATCACATGAATCAGTAACTGGACGTGACGGTTATTCTGACTTCTATAAGAAAGACTTAAACTTATCAATCCTAGGTCCAGTAGGCGACGTAGTATCAGAGTGGATTATTAAAGGAGCTTTCGTTAAGACATCGAATTTCGGTTCTTACGACTGGTCTAACCAAGATGCTATCACAATTGAATTACAAATTGGAATGGATTACTGTATCCTTAACTACTAATCGATCAAGAATATTGAGAAAGCCGCCTTTTGGCGGTTTTTTTATGTAAAAAAGTTGCTAGACTGAGAAAAACTCCTTATATTTAGAGATAAAAATAAAAGTTATGTCAACGTTCTTATCCTTCATTTTACTGTTAGTTTGCTTAGGGATTCTCATAAGAATCTTCTGGATACAGTTAGCATTCATAGGAGCTATCCTATTAATTCTCTTAGGGATTATAGTATGTGCTGGGGTAACTGCAATTACCTTTGAAATGATACATGCAATGTGTACAGACGGTACTTGGACAGGATTTTCTACGTATTTTAAGTATGCTTTTGCATTTTATACATTTATGACAGTAGTGTATATGCTTATTATAGGAGAAATAACAAAAATGATTCTAAGTACGTTAAGAAAATTTATAAGAAAAAATTAAACTCTATATATTTATCAATATATAACAAATTAAGATTATGGCAGAAAAGTTCACACTTCCTACAGAGATGATTGAATTACCTTCAGAAGGTAAAGTTTACGACTTAACTAATCCCCTTTCTTCTGGTACTATTGAAATGAAGTACATGACAGCAAGAGAAGAAGACATCCTTACAAACGTTAACTTATTAAGACAAGGGGTAGCAATTGAAAAAA